GGCCTCAGCGTTACCGTTAGACGAGTGGTTCCGTATTCAATACGCAACCAGCGCCAAGGGCCTGAATGATGTGCGCTTGTTTAAAGGCGCAAACATTAACGGCACGACCCCTGACGCAACACTGACAAAAGACTTTACTGCACAGTCCCCGTTTAGTGGTTTTGGTGCGTACGAGTATGAAGTGTTTGCCGTTGACAACACAGGTGGCTCACCAGCGATCTTGTACGCCGATAACATCAAGTTTGACGATGCTGCTTACCCAACGCGCAGTACCGCTCACACTGCTGATGCCGCTGGTAGCGCGACTGCGACTGGCACGGCAGCAATGTCTAATGCTAGGACGTTGCAGGCCACTGCCACGGGTACTGCCACTGGTACGGCTGCTGCTTCTAACCAACGCACACTAGCTGCAAGTGCGTCAGCCACGGCTAGTGGCACGGCTGCTATGTCGAGCACGCAGGCAATGTTTGCAAGTGGAAGCGTTACCGCGTCTGGTACGGCTGCCGCTGATGTCACGTCTGTGGTCACTGTTGATGCTTCGGCCACGGTCACGGCTTCTGGTACTGCCTCAATGTCGAGCACGCAGGCAATGTCTGCAAGTGCCACGATCACCGCCACTGGTTTGGCTGACGGCAGTATCCGCCCATTGGTCACTATTGATGGCGCCGGCACGATCACCGCGACTGGCACAACAACTTTCAACAAGTCGCAGGCTTTGGCCGCGAGTGCGAGTGCGACTGCGAGCGCGACGGCTTCACTTATCGCAATCAGAACTATTGCCGCCACCGCGAGTGTGACCGCGACCGCGACCGCAACATTGTTGATCACCACACCAGGCAGCCTTTATGGCAACGCCACGAAGGTGGCTGGTCTTTACGGTTCTAGCACTAAACCAACTTTGACAACGAGGAGCTGACGATGCCGGTTTACGCAGGTGCCTCTGGTGTTAGCGGATACATCCGTTTGACCCTGAGCATTTACAACAGCGCAGGCACACTGCAAAACGCTACCGCTGTCGCCGCCACTGTCATCCTCCCCGATGGCACAACGGCAACGCCTGGCATCACGAACAGTGGTGCGGGCCTGTATCACTTTGATTTCACGCCATCAGATGTTGGTCATTACGGTGTGTATTGGGTGGCCACTGGCACGAACGCCGGCACCCTTGAGGAATCGTTTAACGTCGATGACTTGACGATCTCACCGCCCCTGCCTTTGTCCCAGGTCAAGTCGCACCTAAACATTGTCGAGTCCAGCGTTGTTGACGACGACGAGCTCCGTTACTACATTTTGGCCGCCACTGGTCTGATTGAGGGCGTCGTCGGGCCATTGTCGCGCCGCACTGTTACCGCGGAAACGCACAACGGTGGTCGCACCACTGTCCTGCTCAAGCAGGCACCGATCATCTCAATCACGTCATGCTCTGAGAATGGGAGCGCCTTGGCCGCCACGTCTTACAGCGTGGACGAGGAGTCAGGTGTGCTGACGCGCACCAGTGGATACACGGTTTACACGTGGGGTGGTGACGTGGACTTCGCTAACTTCAACAACATTAGTGTGACCTACGTTGCTGGTCGCACCATTATCCCCGCCGATCTTGCGCACGCGGTTCTCGAGCTGGTGCGCCACCTGTGGACCACACAGCGCGGGTCTATCCGCCGATCAGGCACCGATGACTACGTACCTGGTGCGGGCTTCTCAATGCCTAACCGTGTGCGTGAAATGTTGAACCGCTATCAGCAGGTGAATTAACATGGCTGGCACACGAGCCTTTGACCTTATTGATTACATCGTGACAAGCCTGCAGGCCGGCACTGGATTGTGTGCCCCTGGTGGGCTGACCATTCCTGTCTATGACGGGCCTGCGAGCACTAACTATGATCCGCCCGTTTACGTCATTGTGGGGGCCTATGGCTTCGCCGATGAGGACGAGGTTCCTGAGACAACTGTGGACGCGCAGTGGGCTTCACTACCCATCGGCGCAGGGCACCGCTCAGAGACCGTGAGCGTGCCGTGTGTGGTCACAGCGTGGTCCGGCAGTCAGGTATTTAGCACAACGCGCGGACAGGCTGAGACCGCCTTTGACGCCGTCTCAGCGGTACTTATGACCAAGACCACGTGGGATGGCTTGAGCAACATTGACCTAATCATTATGACGAACCTGCGCATGACGCAAACATCAACGGACCTGGGCATTCAGGTGATGATGACGTTTGACGTCGAAGCCACGTTCCGTGTGTAAGGACCGCAATTAAGTGTGCCGCTGCCCAGTGGCCCAAACAATACCCAGGAGTGACATGGCACGAGTGCGTCTAATCGCAAATGAGCCGCGCTGGATTCCACTGATTCAACGTCTCATCGACGTTGATGAAGCGTTTGAGGTGGACGACAAAGTCTTCGCTGAGCGCGTGTGGCCAGAGGACACCTTTGAGGTATTAACCGACATCAAGGAAGGCAAGGAATAAATCATGGGTTTCGCATCAGGTTTGGTGTCGCAGCTGGGTTGGGCAGTGGAGACCACTGCTGGCACCGCTGTGGTGGTAAGTAAGTTTCAGCCTCACATCAGTGAGGGTGTCCAGTTTGAGGTTAACCGTGCACAAGGCGAAGGCCTGTATGGGTCCACTAATGGTGTGCCTTTGCTGTCGCGCCACGTCCTCACCACGAAGTCTGTCAGTGGTGACTTTGAGGTTGAGCTGACTGACAAGTCCCTCGGCACGTTGTGGCGTGCAGCTCTTGGCAGCACGACCACGGTCAGCACGTTGACCACTGGTGTGTACCAGGCTGTGTTCCAGCCAGGGGACCAGAAGTCCGCTGGCTCATCAATCACGCTACAAGTAGGTCGCCCTGACACTACGGGCACCGTTAAGCCGTTCACGTGGAATGGTGTCAAGATCAGTGGCTTTGAGTTCGGTGGCAACGTTACCGACCCAGTCACCGTCAAGTTTGACATTGATGGCTGGACTGAGACCACGGCCACAGGCCTTGCCACCGCCTCGTACTCCAGCACGCAGGAGCAGTTCACTGGTGCACAGTTGACTGTTGCACTCGGTGGCACTGCATCAACGACCGGCAGTGTTGTCAGCATCAGTGGCTCAACCGCGCTTGCTGGTGTGACATCGGCCAAGGTCAAGGGTGAGAACCCATTGGCCACTGACCGCTACTACGCCAACGCTTCAGGCATCAAGGCCGAACAGTTGATCAATGGCTACCGCACCTACGAAGTCGAGCTTGAAGTTGACTTCATTAGCCAGGCCACGCTGTATGACCTTTACGTTGCTAACACAACCACCGCCATTGTGCTCAAGTACGCAACCGCCACATCGCTGACTGGTAGCAATAACCCCACGCTCGAGGTCATCATCCCCGCGGCGAAGATCACCAAGGCTGAAGTCAACGCCGATGGCCCAGACGTGCTCGCACAGAAGGTCACACTGCTGGCCTTGTTTGATGGCACTAATGCACCTATCCAAATCCGCACAGTCAACACTGACTCTGCGTTGTAGTTAACCGTTGAAGCGTGGCCTGCCTCATGGGGTGGGCCACGCTCAACAACAACGAAGGGACCGCAATGAAGTACCAGTTCACAATCAACGAAGACGCTTACGAGCTTGACACCGAGAACCTGTTGATGTCTGAGTGCATTGCCATTGAGAAGGTCACAGGCTTTACCTGGTCTGAGTGGGAAACCGCAGTCACCAGCGGCTCAATGTCTGCGCTCAAGGCTGGCCTATGGGTCGCTGTTAAGCGTAAGCAACCTGAGCTGCGCTTCACAGACTTTGACTTCTCATGGGGCGATTTTGATGTAGTAGATCAAGAGGTTGAGGAAGCCCCAAAAGAGGAAGCCGACAATACCTGATCTACCAGTACGGGCCAATGTTCGCGCACCTGTTCGGGATTAAGCCGTGGGAATTGCGTGACCTGACCGCTGGCCAGTTTGATGCTTTGAGAATGTACGCCGATGCTATGAACAGGAGTAACGATGGCTAACAGCAATCTTGTTCTAAGCATCATCGCTGTTGACAAGGCCAGCAAAACTCTCGGCGGCATCGGTAAGTCCATTGGCAAGATGTCAATCAACACTGCCGCGCTTGGTGCAACGCTTGTTGCCTTTGGCGCGACATCAATCAAAGCCTTCAGCGATTCTGAGCAAGCACAAGTCAAACTCAATGACGCGTTTGATAAGTTCCCTAACCTGGCTGACACTAATGTTGGTGCGCTTAATGCGTTGAACGCTGAGTTGCAGAAGAAGACTCGCTTTGATGATGAGTCCTTTGCCGCCGCTGAGGCCACGTTGGCACAGTACGGGTTGACTGGTCAGCAGCTCAAGGACCTAACGCCATTGGTGGCAGACTTCGCCGCCAAGACTGGTAAGAGTTTGCCTGATGCGGCAAGTGCTGTTGGTAAAGCCCTGCTTGGACAAGGCCGAGCACTCAAGGGTGTAGGCATTGACTTTAAGGATGCCGGCTCAACTGGTGCCAACTTCACGCAGGTCATGGCTGGACTGCGTACGCAGGTGGGTGGCTTTGCTGAGAAGGAAGGCCAGACCGCTGCTGGTAAGGCTGACATTCTTAAGAACCAGTTTGGTGAGTTGCAGGAAAAGGTTGGTGCCCTGC